TAACGGCTAACACCGCTGACGTTTCCTACCGGGTTTTTATCTCTGAAACTGGCGCATCCATTGGCCAGAATTTTGCAGGCGTTGACATCCGTTCTTCTAGGTTTGACGGCTGGCTGACTGATCCAACAATCTTCTCTGATCTTGTCGTTGAAGGGATGACGGGAACCTTAATCATCGATAGCGGCAGCACTTATGACGTGACGTTGGTTGCTGCGCGTGGTGCTTATGGCCGGAAAGGTATTGGCGAGACGATTGAGGAGGTTTTAGGTCATCAATTCATTCTTGACGCAACAAAACAGGAGAGCTAAATGGCAGAAGGTGAGGTATTTACAAGCAAAGGCGTAAAAATCAAGATGAATTATCAGTCTTTTACTGATGATCTTTACGACGCTTTCGATGATTACACTCACCAGCTAGAGGCCCAATTCGGGAAAGAGATTTCAGCTCCTCAATTCAAGTGGCCAAAGACTTCGTACAGAGGCAGTGGCAAACAGAGGGAAGAGACCGGCTCCCCGCGTGACATTGTTGACAGCGGTTTTTTCCGTGAAAGCATCACCGTCAATCGACCCGGTAAGGGAAGAGCTATTTTTACTTGGAATGCTCCCTATTCAAAAGCAATTCTTACGGGTTACAAAAAGAAGAGGAAATGGCCTGCTAGGAATTGGATTGCAAAAGCATTAAAGAATAAGCCACCTTTTGAAACGTTGAGAGGACTAATAGCGGCGGCATCTTCATATAGACAGTAAAGGCAGTTTTAAGCGTGGCAGGTTCTCTAGGACAGGCAATTTTTGAGATCAGCCTAGACACCGGAGGAATGAAGGCCGAGCTTGATCATGCAAAGAAGCTGGCAGCAAGTGCAGGAAAGCAGATCAGGTCTGAATTTGAACTAGACAAGAAAATATCAATTGTAGGGCTGGACGACAGGATCAGGGCGCTTAAGAAAGAACAGGAAGGGGTTGTGGGGTTAGCCGATAGGTATGACCAGCTTGAAAAGGAAATTAAGGATGTAGTCAAGGTTAGGAAAAAGCTTGCCAGTTCAAAATTTGATGGCCCGAAAGCTGGCAGTCTTGGAGCACTTGATGCACGGGAACAATCTTTAAGGAAAGAGATCCGCCAGGTTGAGATTGGGAGTAAAAAATACAAGGCCCTGGCGGTAGAGATTCGCAAGGCATCAGGAGCAAGAGCTAAGGCGGACAAGGCAATCAGTGGGCAAGGTTTCGGCATCGGCAAGCAGATTGCGAGCTTTGCAGCGGCGGCAGTGAGCATTGGGGCCCTTACTGCTGGCCTCAGCGGTGCCATTAGTAAGGCAATGCAGCTTGAGAAATCCATACGTGTTCTTGAAAACACTCTAGGAACGGGGGGCGCTGCTGCCTCTATGGAATTTCTGCGGAGCTTGTCGTCAGAAATGGGAGTTGAGCTGCTTACATTATCCAAGACTTTTGGCAAGTTCTCTGCCGCTGCTACAGGGGCAAAGGTTCCGCTGGAGCAACAGAAAGAACTATTCAAGGCTGTTACGACTACTGGCGTTCAATTAGGAATGAGTAATGAGGACTTGCGCGGGTCCTTCTATGCACTTCAGCAGATGGCATCTAAAGGCGTGGTGTCAATGGAAGAACTACGGCGGCAGCTTGGGGAGAGGATGCCGGTTGCTTTTGCAGCGGCGGCTGATGGTCTAGGGATTACATCTGCTGAATTGAATGATCTTGTTTCGTCTGGCAAATTAGCGGCTACTGATTTCTTCCCTGCCTTTACAAAGGGCCTTAAAAATCTATCAAAAGGGGCTAATACTACAAAGACGAGTGCTCAGAAATTACAGGTCTTTTCTAACAAATGGAGCAACCTACAAATTGCAATAGGTAAAAACCTTTTGCCCTTGATTGTAGAAGCTGCGCAGAAAGTAGGGGATGCGTTCCAATGGGCCGCTGATAACTTAAGCACTTTGATTGCTGCCACTGCTGGTCTCGGGGCGGCTGTAATTGCCTTCAATGCTGTTGCCCTATCCACGATGGCAGCGGCGTCAGCTCAAGCCGCCTTAGCGGCAGCGGCGGCAGTGGCTCAGGTGATCCTCAACCCTGCCAACGCGATGAAGGTAGCGGCGGCGATGGCTATAGGCGCAGGCGTGGCAATTGGTCTCAAGGTGGCACTTGATGAAGCAGCTAAGTCTCAGGCAGGGTTAGGAGACGAAACAGCCAGCACCACAGCGAAGCAGAACGAGCTAAAAGCGGCGGCGGATCAAGCGAGGAAGGAAAAGGTCGACGGAATCAAGGCAGTTGCCTTTGCACAGGAAGGGCTGCTCAAGTTTGATGTAATCAGCCTTCAACGTCAGGAAGCACGGCTAGGGAACTATGCCAAGGAAGTTGGCCTAATCCAGCAGATCGCAGGCGTTCGCTCTGATGCTGCAATTGATCGCAGCGGCACGATCAAGAGTCTTCTAGGTCAGGAGATGAAACAAGCGCAGAAGCTCGCAAAATCAGAAATACAGCGCAAGCAAATCGCTCTGAAGTTTGGCAAAAAGATCTTTAATCAGACCGTGATGGAATTCGATCTGAAGGCGCGGGCCCTGGTTACTGAGCAAGAAGCTCAACGAACGAGCCTGCAATTTGAACAACAAAAAACTGAGGCATCAGGGAAGCGAGCAGAGAATGAGGCCAAGATCGCAGCGGTACAAGCTCAATCTGCTTTTGATATAGCTGGCACCGATGAAAACAAGCAGAAGCTGAAGCTGGCGCAGGCCAATCTTGATCTGATCCAACAGCAGAACATAGAGACGCAGAATCTAGGGCGGCTTCAATTAGGGCTCCTTGGCACTCAACAGGCGGCAGGTAGGGAGCAGCTAGCGCAGGAACGGCTGCTTGCGCTAAACAGCCAAAAGCAATTTGCATCGAAGGCACAACAGGCAGTCATTCAGAAGAACGTCAACGAAATGCTCAGAGGCCAAGCGCAACAGGTCGACGCGGCGGCAGTTTCGGCTTCTAATTTCAAATCACAGCTAGAAGGTGCGAGCCAAGCCCGTGGCAACTTATCGGAAGCATTCCAGGCGCAGGTCAACACGCATCTAGACGGGAGCCAGACCTTCAGCCAAATGAATTCAACGCTTGACACCATCGCAAGCAATACATCGAAGGAGACTCAGTTCACTGTCAACGTGAGTGTTGATCCTGTTAGCGGCGCGGCAAATTCAAGTGTCAGCGGCACTGGCTAGATGAGCGTCACAATTGGCGGCCTGCAAATCAAGAATCTGACAGCTCAGCCATTGGGCTATGAAGGCGAGGACGTGAGCACCGGGCTGGTCGCTAGGAAATGGTCAGTCGTTGGTCTGCTGTCCACAAGCGAGCTGGCTTCATTTAGCGGAATCTTTGAGACTTGGCTAGGCAATAGACAGACAGACGGCGATTCAATTGCAACCAATAGCGTTGGCAGCACCGTTGCTCTTTCGTTCTCAGCAAATGGGCTGACCGCTTCTGGCGTTGCGTGCTGGTTTACAGAAGCTCCGTCTTATGAACAGGTCGGCGCATACATCCAGCTCAGTACAACGCTTGTTGATGCAACGCAGGCCCTAGCCATTGCAAAGCTGGCCAAGGAAAAAGCAGATGCAGAAGCGGCAGCACTAACGCCTGATCTTTCAACCGTGACTCTTGGCGGTGTTGTGATCACGCTCAGCGAACCAATGGAAACGCTGGACGATCTTCCAACGCTGGACCGCACCAGCGGCGGCTTTGCATACATCAGCGGGCCGTTGCGTTGCTCAGCGGTAAGGAACATCACCGGCACCGTTGCGAATGAAGCCGCGTTTAACACCTTGAGGAACTGGGTCACAACAACAGTTCAATCCACACCATCAGCCGGGGATTGGTATCCGACAAGTCCGCCCACAGCATCAGTGGAGGCAAAGATTGTCAGCGGTCTAGTGACTAATGAATGGACCGTATCTCTCACCGTTGAGCAGGTCTGATCAATGGCTTTAGATGTACGCGCTGAGATCATCTGCAATCTGGGCCCTGTTATTTCTGGCAGTGTCAAGGACGATCACATTCAAGGCCAGGGTCTGGTCTTCACTACGGGCGAGATAGTCATTGCGGGGTTAATCACTCCAGCAAAAGGGGCAGCGGTCACCCTTGCGTACATAACACCAGACGGCGGCAGGGCGGCACGTTTCCCCCGTGGACCGTTCCGGGTTAAAAAGAGCTTTGCTAATCCTCTCAATAATCAAACGACGGTCACCATTGCCGATACCTTGGCGTATCTGAAAGGAACCGGCGGCGGCAAGATCAGCAGCGCCTTGACTCAAGGCTTGAACGGTCGGACGCCCACAAAGGCCCCATTAGCTGACTTGAGCGAAACGGCAGCGGTGATCTGTAGCCGTGCAGGAATCGCGGTTGGAGACCTTGGCGGCTGGTCACTACCGAAACAAATAGAGAGGCTAGACAGTGCTGATTACGTTGAAACATTGTCTGAGATGCTGGCAAGTGCTGGGCGTGTCGGATATATGGACGCGCAAAACAAACTTCAGACAATTGCTTACGCGGATCTTGACAACGGCGGCCCGTCAATTGGTTTCGATAAGGTTATAGATCTTGGGCCAAATGCTGGCGGGATTGATTTTAGCGAGGAGCCAAAAGGAACAGGAACGGCACAAGTCCTAAAGGAATCTGAAGGAACTCAGATTCTTGCTGATATGTTCCCAGACGTGGAATCAGGTCTAGGGGAAGATGGAACCGGCGGATCTGGTGGGAGTGGTGGTTCTAGTAGCTCAACATCAACTCCAAGGTCTGTCACTTATTCCCCTGGCAATTACATAAACGAGCAAGAATACGGCAGCTTTTCGGCTGATTGGAACAGCTCCAGCACAAGCAAAACGTCAACATTGTTGGCCGTTCTGAAAGACGGTTCAACCCGTAGTTTTAGTTGCACGGAGACAGTGGAGACAAGAGAACAAACCGCCGAGCCAGACGGCAGAACGCTTGAACGGATCACAACGGAAACCGCTCCATTCTGTCGGAACAATATGCAAGCAGTACAGGACGCAATTAACGAAGGGACCGGCGATGGAGGGGCAAGCAGTATTCAAACTTCTCGCAAGATTGATCTTTATACATACGAAGAGATCCAGCCGGAGCCAATGTCTGAGAAGGAACGGGCTCAACTGGACGCAGAGATTCAATCAGCAAAGAACAGCACAAACGGCATCACTGAAATTGTGATATTGCCGGAGCTGCCAACGTATCGGATGACTTCTCACCAGTCGATTACAGAGATACCAGCGGCGGAAGCATTAGGCCGGATTTATGTAAAAGACTATGCGAAGGCCGGAAGTATGCCGAGCGGTTCTGTACGGGCTGCAATGGTGCAAGTTGATTATTTATACGGCGCTGGTTTCGTTCGCAAAATACATAAGAAATTCATTGGCTATGGCCTGACGCAAATGGGGCAGCAAGCAATTGCAGCAGGCGGCGGAAGCCTTTCACAGAAGCTGTCCCAATTCTCGGCTTTAGTGCTGGAAGATTATTGGGTAACAACTAGAAAAGACAGCAGCACAGAAAAGCCCGTTCCAAGTTATCTCGCACCTTATGCAGATGCTGATGTAGTCATTCAAGGCACGTCTGAAATCCAGATTGGGCAAACCGCTGAGGACGAAGCAAGCGGCAGCGGTGGATCTGGCGGTTCTGGCGGTTCTGGTGGGTCTGGTGGGTCTGGTGGGTCTGGTGGGTCTGGTGGGGAAACTGATCTAACCGAAACGGTTCCAACAACTCCAGTTGAGTTTGAAGTTCCGTTCCTGCCTGACGATGTTGTCAACGACGACGGAACAATCACAGAAGGGCAAGCGGAAGAGGCCGCTGAGCGTTACGCGGAAGAACAGAATTTGCTGCTTCTAGGCCACCGAATCGGAATGCAAGTCGTCACCGCGCTAGGTCAATTGCCTCAGCGTTCGCTTGCTCCATTCCATCTGACCAACGGGGGCATTACTGCCACGTATCGAACCAATGGAACATCTTGGGCGTTTGATTCTTCTAGCTGCCTGGTGTCAACTGATGCCCTGTATTGGGGCCTAGCCGGTGGCAGCGTCAACGGTCCTAGATGGACTCCTATCGCGCCTGGTGTGACAGCACTGCCAACGCCTCCAGCCGTTGTAAACAATGGAGCGCAAAATCCGGTCAACAGTGTCCCGCTCACAGGAACGCTTGATGTAACTGATCAAGCTGCTGTTAATGCGATCTTGGCCTCATTGCCTGATGACGGCACAGAAACTTTTGAGGAAGAATTAACGCCAACGGACATCAGCCCACCGTACAAAAAGCAGCGCAGCGCGTTGATGTTCAGCCGTGTTGTGTGTGATGTAACTCGGGTTCCTGATGGCGTCAACCGTGATTTTGGTAGCGGTGACATGATCGTCAGGCTGACAGTAGAAGCAAGGCAAGCGACGGCGCTAATCGCTCGCCCTGAATTTGATAGCGACGACGGCAGGATAATTGCTGAAACCTTAAGCGGCGGGTTCAACTTGGGAGGCAATTTAAGTTGAGGCTTCTGTGATCTATGACGGCAACTTTTACGCACAATAAAGAGACAGGTCTTGCCGCTACGTGGTGGCTCTATAAGGGCGCGACCTTCGCGTTCGGTTTCTTTGATGTGACAGGGGCCGCAAGTCCTCCGGCAAATACTGCGCCGCTTATCGATTGGCTGACGCCTGTTAATTATTCTGTATCTCCAGCTCCTGCAAATGGCGAATATCCAGGGGATACGGGAGGAAACCCGGCCTATGGAACGACAATCACAAATCAGGCAGAACTACCACAGCTGCAATTTGACGTCAATTTTCCTACCTATGGCGGCCCTATAACTTATACACATATTGTGGTGTATTGCGTCTTGGCTGCTGACAGGCAGGCCCTCTGGGCATCGGGCGACCCTGACGAAGCATTCGTCCCAACCGTTGCAGTCATCGCAGAATCTCCTGC